CCTCAAAAATTCCCCGGGGGTAGTTTTTACCCTAGGGGTTTCTAAAAGAAGCGGGGACCGTTTCGTAAAAACAGGCCTGGTGAACCTGTTCTCCTTTCAAGAGACGTTTTAAACGTTAAGAAACTCTCCTCGCTTCTTTTAAAAGTCCCTAGAAACTATACCGAAAGGAGATTATTTATGAATAGAACTAACAGAATACTATTTGCTATCTACTTCATACTCTTATTCCTTTTAGGTATAAGGGGGTGACCGGATGAATGCCTAGTCCTAAAGGAACAACTGACCAGCCAAAGAAACGAAGACCGCCCGCGAGGACCCCAGAAGCGCGTGAGAATCAACTAATTGCACTCGCCGTCGACTTAGCCGAGAAACAACTTGCGGATGGGACAGCTTCTTCCCAAGTCATGACGCACTATCTCAAACTCGGTTCCTCTAAAGAACGTATAGAGAAGGAAATTCTCGTTCATCAGAAAGAACTTATAAAAGCCAAAACAGATGCCCTTAGAGCCGTAAAGAGAACAGAAGAATTATATAACGAAGCGATCAAAGCTATGCGATCTTATAGTGGAATGGACGTAGAGAACACCGAAGACTATTAAATTAAAAACCTCCACTCTAAATTTATTTGAAAGGAGTAGGTAAAATGTTTAACAAGAGAATCATCTTTATAGGTCTACTTTTATCTTCCGTTGTTCTGTATAAATTATATACATCGAAAACCGATTCTGACTCTCCCGAAATAATTCAGGAAGATAATGACGCTTAGAAATTATAGTGAACTCTGTCGTCTTAATACTTTTGAAGAACGATATAGGTATCTACGGTTAGCGGGGAGAGTAGGGGTTGACACATTTGGTTATGATCGTTTTCTTAACCAGATGTTATATAGATCCGGACGATGGTTGAGCACCCGCGATGTGGTTATTATTCGTGATAACGGTTGTGATCTTGGTATTGAGGATTATGAAATCCGTGGTCAACTTATCATTGTTCATCATATGAACCCAATAACGATCGAGGACATAGAGTTAAATAGACCCCAAGTCTTTGATCCAGAATTATTGATAACGACAACTTTTAATACCCATAACGCTATTCACTTTGGGAACGAATCATTACTGCCAAGATTGCCAATAGAACGAAGACGAAATGACACTTGTCCTTGGCGTTAAGAAGGAGGAAATTATATGGATAGCATTCTTACATCTATTAAAAAATTATTGGGACCTGAAGAAAGTGATACTCACTTTGATACTGATATTATTATGTATATTAACAGCGCCCTTATGATTTTAAATCAAATAGGCGTTGGACCAGAAGCGGGATTCTCAATAACTGATAAATCCGCAACATGGGATAGTTATCTTGGCGCCAATGCAAATCTTGAGGCTGTGAAGTCTTACATATATCTTAAGGTAAAATTAATATTTGATCCTCCGTCGAGTTCGGCACTCATTGAAGCCATAGAGAGACAAATCAGTGAATGCGAATGGCGACTCTCAATACAACCGAAAGGAGGAGGAGTAGATGGCTAATAAAACATTAACGATTAAAGGAGCAACGGATAAAGAACTTGATGAGTTACTTATTCGTTTAAGAAAGGAAGGTGAGCTTCAAAATTTAATTGCCGAACTCAAACGGAAGGGATCCCCTATTTATTTGCCTTATGATAATCCGCAAATTAGTACAGAGGAAGCAATTGATTCTCTATATCATGTTGGTGTGTTAGGTATGAAGTGGGGGAAACGTGGAAAACGAAAATTTGCCCCCCGGGCAGCCTCTAAACTGCACCAAACAATAAAAGATAAAACTGCTAAAAAAGAGAGCAGCGAGGATCATAAGAAGAAAGTAATATTAAAGAAGAAGCAAATCCATGAGATGTCAAACGCTGAACTGAAAACCTTGAACGAACGTCTTCAATTAGAGAAACAATATAAACAGTTGCGAAAAGAGGACGTAGTTGCCGGACAGAAATTTGCCACGGATATGTTAAGAGACATTGGAAAGGAAATAGCAAAAGAATCAATTAAAGAAACGATAAAATCTACTATGCGCGGACGGTGATAACATATGGCATTATCAAACACGGCGACCCCTAAATATTATGGTCTGTTTCGCGATGCAGTGCTTAGAGGAGACATTCCAGTTTGTAAAGAAATCTCAATGGAAATGAATCGCATCGATGATCTAATTGCAAATCCTGGAATTTACTATGACGATAAAGCCATCGATGGTTTTATTAAGTATTGTGAGGCCGAACTAACCCTTACGGATGGCGCCGATTTGATGTTGCTTGATAGTTTTAAACTCTGGGCCGAACAAGTATTTGGTTGGTACTATTTTATAGAAAGGAGTATATATCAACCATCTCGGGGTGGTCGTAGTGGCCGCTTTGTCCGAAAGGTAGTTAAGAAACGTCTCATAAATAAACAATATCTCATTGTCGGAAGAGGCGCTGCGAAAACTATGTATGGGTCAATCATCCAAAATTATTTTATTAATGTGGATACAACGACCACACAACAAGTCACAACAGCACCGACTATGAAACAAGCCGAAGAAATTGTAGGACCAATTCGCACCTCTATAACGAGAGCGCGAGGCCCGTTATTCAAATTTTTAACCGAAGGTTCACTTCAAAATACCACCGGTTCAAAAGTCAATCGAGTCAAATTAACACCAACAAAACTTGGCATCCAGAACTTCTTAACGGGATCTATTCTTGAAGTTCGACCTATGAGTATAGATAAACTTCAGGGACGACATGATAAAGTTGCTACTGTTGATGAATGGTTATCTGGGGATATTCGCGAGGATGTTGTTGGTGCGATTGAACAAGGATCTTCCAAACTCGATGATTATCTCATAATCGCTATGAGTTCAGAAGGAACCGTTCGTAACGGGAGTGGCGACACTATTAAAATAGAACTACTTGATATTCTCAAAGGCGATTATATCAATCCCCATGTCTCTATCTGGTGGTACAAGTTAGATGACGTAAAAGAGGTCGGCGATCCTTCAATGTGGGTTAAAGCCAATCCTAATATTGGTAGGACTGTTTCATACGAAGCCTATCAACTCGATGTAGAGAGAGCTGAGAAGGCCCCAGCGGCACGAAACGATATCTTAGCAAAGAGGTTTGGGCTTCCGATGGAAGGCTTTACTTATTTCTTTACATATGAGGAGACGTTAACACATCACCGTCAGGATTTCTGGTCATTACCATGCGCATTAGGTGGCGATCTTTCTCAAGGTGATGATTTCTGTGCATTCACGTTCTTATTTCCATTATCAAATGGTAAATTCGGCGTCAAGACCCGTTGTTATATTTCCTCGTTAACTCTAATGAAGCTCCCTGGTGCGATGCGTGCTAAATATGACGAGTTCATGAAAGAGGGGAGTTTAATCGTATTAGAAGGGACCATCCTTGATATGATGGAGGTCTATGAGGATCTAGACGAATATATTATTAAGTCTGAATATGACGTTCGTTGTTTCGGTTTCGATCCATATAATGCTAAACAGTTTGTTGAGAGATGGACGGCGGAGAATGGCGAATATGGCGTCGAGAAGGTTATACAAGGGGCTAAGACTGAATCTGTTCCTTTAGGGGAATTAAAGAAGATGTCGGAAGAACGCATGTTGTTATTTGATCAAATACTCATGTCGTTCACTATGGGAAATGCGATAACACTCGAAGACACAAACGGGAATCGTAAACTATGTAAGAAACGTTACGATCAGAAGATTGATAGTGTTGCCGCAATGATGGACGCGTACGTAGCCTTTAAAGCTAATAAGGACGCTTTTGAATAGAAAAATTATAAAATAATTAAAAAGGGGGATTCATAATGGACACTTTAACAACAAAACAGGTTACTGAGCTTAATGGTCTTAATACTCGTACCAAAAGGATGTTATTCGGTTCAAAGATAAAATCAATCATTGACACCCTAAATCTTGGAATGGGCGAAAAAGGTCCTACTGGCGATAAAGGGGCAACCGGTGATAAAGGAGCAACCGGTGATCAGGGACTACCGGGTGATCATATACCGGCAGGAACTCCTGTGAACGCGGTCAATGCCACAAAAGTCTTAACTATATCAGGCGTAGTTATTGACGGTGAAACAGTAACAATTGGTACCGATGTTTATGAGTTTGCGGCAGATGTAGCACTAACGGTAGTCGAGGGGAATATAGCGGTGGATATTAATGCGTCTACTGTAAAAGCCACGGATAATTTAACGGTGGATACGAACCCAACAGCAGGCGATACAATGACTATAGATACAAAAGTATTTACCTTCGTACCTAATGGCACAGCTAATGCTGATGGAGAGATCGACGTTGAAACGCTTCTCGCGGATACCCAGGTAAACATTGTAGCGGCTATTAAAGGTACAGACCATAATGACCCGCATCCGTCAGTTACATGTGGTGATGCATTTGCTGTCGATGCCCTTGCAATTACGGCCTTGGTCGGTGGTGTCGCTGGTAATAGCATTGCGACTACTGAGAACT